GTTGCGGTTAACACAGCCTTTGGAGCACCACCAATCTTAATTTTAAGAGTTGGTGATTTCTTTAATACTAAAATTGCGCCTAACTCATTATCGATTACTTACGAGCAATTAGATATAAATCCTGAGGGAATTGGTGTACAACCAATGATTGCTAACATTAGTTTAGGTTTTAACATGTTGGGTGGGGCAGGATTAAAAGAGCCTGTTGATAAATTACAGAACGCCTTAACGTTCAATTATTATGCCAATACAGAGATGTATGATGAAAGAGCCGACGCAACTGATATCGAAAGTGCACAAGCTTTAGATGCTGACTTTATTAAAAACTTCCAAAATAACGAGACCCTTAACAACCTTGGTGATGTTAATAACGGTTCCGCATATGCTGGTAAAGGTAACAACGAAACAATAGGTGTGGTGACAAACAAAACAATTGGAGACGACAATTTAGAAACAGGTGATATCAACTATAAAGATATTATGAATAGTTTAATTGATGAAAGTCAAACGTACTTCAATAATATTATTAATAAGTCCAAGACTATTGTCGACCAATATAATGGGGTTATGATGCAACAATGGGGTTATGATAGATACTACATGAATGGTGATATTAAGGCGACAGGATCAAGTGGGGATGAAAATTTATTTGGTAAACCTCAAAACATTGAGAAAAGAATTAACGAATACTTTAGTGATTATATTAGTAAAATACAATCGGGAGATAATAGCTTCATTAACTATTTGGAAAGAAAAGAATTCAACTTCTCTAATAAAATAATTAGAGCGGTTAAAAACAACTATAAGGATTATATTACAAATAAGAAATCCACTTTCTATAACCCAATAACAGTTTCGGTACAAGAGGTGGTGAATCAAGAACAAAACTTAATTCAGTTGTTAACAAGACTTAATGTATTGTATTTAACTTCGAATCCTGTTGTTATTGATGGATACGCATTAGCTAATGGTAATATTAAAGTGTTTCAGTGTACAGCAACCGAAGACGTTGACCCATCAAGTATACCAACACCGGCAAAAAATACATTCTTTGAAATGCAAAACGACATAACAACTGTTGCAAATAGTTTGAAAGAGTTTAAAGCCCTTATACAACAAGAAAGAACATTCCCTTCGAGTGGGGGTGAGTTAATAGGTAGTTTGGTGACCAATGGAACAGGAACCCAAAACATTTCTATTTACGATCCATTTACAACAGCAGAAGATCCTTCAGGTGGTAACTTTTGGACTGCGTTTGATGGGACTAATAAAATTGCTTATTTGATAATGAGTAACGTAATAAGTAATGATAAAACGTATCAAGACTTTAAAAATGCTATTATTAATGATATTGTTAAGGATAGAGAATTGAGTGGAGATGGTAATACTGAGTTGTCTTCTGTCTTTGACAAATATTGGTTAAGCGTTGCAAAACCAATATTCCAAAAAGAAACGACAGCTGCGAAAACTTTTATCGAGAAATTTGAGAAAGATACCGCTAAAAACTTCGTTAAGTATACACCATACAAAAAAGATAAATCAAGAAAGTTCACTTTCAAACAATGGTTAGATCCTCCAACCCCCGAAAAAGATGCTATTAAACAACTCGGAATGAAGGTTAACTTGAATAACAGTAAGGAAACTTGGAATGACAAAATAAAACTTAACTAATGGGAGGACAATATTATAATAGATATCAAACTTTTTTAGTTAATGGAGAACAAACTGTTGTTCCTTATGTTGCATTACCTAATAAGCCGTCAGATAAAGTCCACATCTACAAAGTAGGAAGAAGTAGATTGGATAAAGTATCTGAGGAATACTATGGAGCACCATATTTTGGATGGTTAATTTTACAAGCAAATTCACAGTTTGGGGGATTAGAAACCAACATTTTTGATGGTGCGTTCTTGGTTATCCCTTTTCCGTTAATTGCTTCACTACAAGACTATAAAGCGGCTTTGGATAATCATTTCTTATATTATGGCAGATAACAGTGTATTCACAGGACAAGACGGAAACATATATGTAGATTTTGATGTTCAAAATTTAATTATCGTCGACCCTAATAAATTACAAGATAACGATGGTAAGATCAGGGAAAGACTTGTTGATCAAGAAAACCTTGTAATGTATGCCAATTTGGAAACCAAACTTCTACCAAGAACAAAACTTGCGGTAGGAAGTTCAAATCAAGATGCGATACAAACTGTTAATATCGCTGAAATAAATTTTTTGAAACCCGCAGGACAAAAGTATCTAACTAATGAGTATACTAATGAAATGACTGGAGAGGGTATTTTCAACAAAGGTGGAAATAATCAATCATCTGCATCCCAAAACCCTCAGATGTCTAACAAACCTCAAGCCACAATACAATCGGGAACCGAGGCTAGAAGTAACGATACTGGTTTATTAGGGATTACCTCAATCAATGTTAAGATTAATACATCATTTGTACCTCAAGTAGATATCTTGTTGGAGGATGTCCAAGGAAGAGCTTTATTTGAAAAAGGTGATCAGTCACCCTATGCTGCGTTTTTTAACCTACCATATCCGCCTTTCTATTTAACACTTAAAGGGTTTTACGGACAAGCAATCAGATACCAATTAAATTTGATATCCTTCAATGCAAGTTTCAATACTTTTTCAGGTAACTACCAAGTTAGTTTGAAGTTTTATGGTTACAAATATAATATATTAAATGAGATTACCTTGGCTAGTGTATTGGCGGTACCACACATGTATGAATCGACATATACCGTTAATAATGCTGACCCAAATTCATCGACAAGTAGTCCACAAAGTCTTGTTGTCGAGGGAGGTATGCAAAAAATAAAAGAAGTTTATAGTGAGTATAAAGCAAAGGCTCTTATACCAAAAGATTTTCCTGAACTTAGCTTACCGGCACTTTTGAACAGACTCGAATTATTTGAAAAGAATATTGAGAATTCATGGACCAAAGCCAACGTCCAAAGCTTAACAGAAGCCAAAGTTTTTAATAATGTCTTGATAGACTATGAAAATAAAGTTTTTAATGGTAATACTTCTTGGTATGCTAAAAATATCGACACAACCTTACCTGTGGTACTATATGGTGGTTTAAACTTTTCAGCTGGCACCACCGTTTACCAATTAAAAAAAGAGGTTAAAGAGGGTCAGACAGCCGCTGGTGCATCATCGGCACAACAAGCTCAAGCTCAATTGAATGCAATAATAAAAGATCAAAATACAAAATTGGCAACTAATCCTGTTTTTGGATCAGATGCTGCTAAAGATAAAAACTTGGTCGTTAAAAATGATGTTGATTTGGGAGACTTTATTATAAAAGTAAATCCAAAAACATTGGATATCGGAGAAACATACAAACTTAGAACCAAAAACCAAACACCATTAACAGGAGCGGCGGAGGTTCAGTACAGAGAACAACTATACAACGAACTTGGATTTGGAATTCTTAAAATTCCTGTTGACGGAAAAGAACCACAGACTGATTTGTATATTTTTCAAGGGGCAGATAGATTCGTTGGATTGATACAAAAAATGAGACAAAGGTTAAATGAACTTGCCCAAAAAGAGGAGGAAAAATTAACATTACAACTTGCTGCGAGATTCGAAGATAAGGCAAATGGAATCGGATTCATACCAACAATTAGAAATGTTATTACAGTAATAATGGCTAGTGCTGAAGCGTTTATCAGATTAATGGATGATGTACATAAAGATGCATGGGAACAAAGAAATGATCCAGATAGAAGAAGAGCAGTTTTAAAATATCCATCATCAGATGCGAAAGATAATGTTTCCATTGTGGGTAAGGAAGATATTGACCCAATATATCCTTGGCCTCAATTCTTTATTGAAAATAATGGAAATGATGAAAGGTTTCAAATCAAATATCCAGGAGACCCTAGTGTTGTAGATTTAACTAAAGGGTATGTTTTTGAGAAGTGGCCCGAAATTCAGTTTGTTGAAGAATTTATAAAAGCTCAGACGGAAAAAAAACAACCAATTAAAGAAACAGGTTCGGAGGACAACCAAGAACAAAGTATTAATAGACTTACCTTAAACGCTCTCGAATTTCCACAAACAAACATTCCGTATTTTTCTAAAGAAGAAGTTAAGTTTTTCTTTGAGATATGGGAAAGAACTTATTTATCGTCGCATTATACAAGATTATACCAAGGAGGTAATGTTAAATCTATTTACGAAACATTAGGTAAAAATGAAGCCAATAATATTAAAGTTGCATTAGGACTATCAAGCCCATATTTAATCCAAAAGTTAAAAAATTATGGATTTAATTTTAAAAACTATTTGGGTTTCATGTCACATATTTCGAACCAAGGAACTGGACCATCAATTCAAAAACTTATAAGAGATATTTTTGTAACACCATATATTCAAGGGGAAGTGGAGGAAGATTTCAATATTTACGACAACTCAACAATAGCTTCAGATAGTCCATCGGTTAATTTCGGTTTGGACCCTAAAGATTTGGTGGACTTGAATAGTTTAATTAAGAAAAATAGAAAACCTGATTTTTGTGACACATACCCATTTACAGATAGTAATTGGAATTTAGGTAATTTAGCTAACGGGGTTACAAGTCAGGCTGGATTATTTTATGAGACAAAAAACACTTTATTTGTTAATACTGAAAAGAAAGTTATATCCAATTTTGAAAAGGAAACCACAAGTACCCAAGTAAGACCTGTAACCAATTTTTCTTATAAAAACTTTAATGTTCCCGTTGTAGTATTTGATAATATCGATTTATTTTATACTACAAGAGTAACAGATCCTTCGAAATTTGTTGTCACTGAAGGAATAATAAATAATTCACTTAGTTCAGGGATATCACCTGAAACTACAACGTCTATGTTGAATACTCCTTATTTTGTTAATGCGATTCAAAATGGAGTACAAGATTGGAGAGATAAAAAAGAATATCCTTTTGTTCAAGGTGCGTATCTTTTATTGAATTCGTTACCACTTGCAACATTAAGAGAGAGATACAAAACTAAAGATCAACTTACTGATCTAGACTATATCGCGTCTTCAATGAAAAGATTTGGAGCGATTCACAAAATGCCGTATCCATGGATTCTTAAGATGGGATCAATATATCACAGATATAAAAGAGTAGTTCAAGATAGTGTTGATATACTTGATACGTGTTGGAAAGATTTTGATTATGTTAAAAACTTTGATCCAATAGGAAACAATATAGATAAAACATACTCTTTAAGTTTTGATGGCGTAAATAAAGAAATTATCAATTTACAATCATATTCGGCACAAACCTTACCATTACCTGGAGTAGTTATAGGAACATTCACTGCCACAACAACAACAGTTCAAGGAGGATTTTATCCAAAATTAATTAATGATTGTAATATGTTTTTTAATGGGACTGATTGTTTCACCACCTATACAGATACTGAAATACAATTATATTCTGACTCAAGCCTTAGAGTTGCAAGTATTGAATCTGGAAATATTAATCAAAATTACATTTCAGGAACAAGTTTGTTTAATAATTTCAAAATGAGACCGTGGTCAGTTGTGATGAACAGAAAAGGAGCTGAGAGTTATTACACAATACCTTCATTCGGGTCTCAATATAATCAAGTAACATTATCAGTTTTTGGACAAACCACAGAAGGAAACTTTATCGCAGAACAAAACTTATTATCAAATAATTCGATATACAACGGAACAGTAAGATCATTTTGGGGAGCACCAAATTATGGTTATTTCGATAATAGATTTGCATCTAAGCCGGCATATAATCAATATATTAATTTTATTAATCCAACACAACCTGTTTCACCATTTAAACTGATGAACGCGCAAGTTGAATATTCGAGTGTTGAGGAAATCTTTAGTGTATTCACTACAACACAACTTGAAAAATTCGAGTCTGAATTTTTAAAGTTCTCAAAATCAGTTTACAATATTAATGATGTTGTAGGACCATCTCAACCTAAGGTTACTTTGAACGTCGATCCAAATGACCCCGACAGATATTTGAAAAACTTCCAATTAATGGTCAGAGAGTTCATGGAAATATCTGGTCCATCAGATCCTCTTCTTCTATTGAATGATCAAAAATATCTAACTGAAGGGATTTCCAAACAGTTCGGTAACATTACAACCATATTAAACAATTTCATGGAATATGATGTTGTTATTAAATTAGGTAATCCGAGTAACTACGATAGAAGATTGTTTGATAGTTTCTTACCTAATTACGAAACAGGATATGAGTTTTCAGATACAACACAGAACGCAAGTGCCCCAACACAAACAGGTTTTAGATTAGTTGATCCATTAAAATTCGATGTTTACATTCCGGGTAGTTTACCAACTAAAGGAGGTACGACTACACTTGCCGCTTCAGTATCTGCGTATAGAGATGCGTGGAAAGAATTACAACTTCAAGTAGGGTTTTCAACAATTCCTAACTTAAGATACTCTGATCAAGGATCGTACATAACAGACTTTTTTGTTACAAATGATATTAATTTCACTAAAGAAAATGTTAAAATATGTACTCCTCTTATTAAGATATTTGCCACTCAAAAATTATCTAATGGAGGTACTCTAAGTAAGGAGCAGTTTCAAAATAATCTTAAGAGTTATTCAGATAATCTAATAGATTTCCAAAAGAACATTTTTAATAATTTGATGACTTATTTACAAAAAGAGTTACCAAATATTTCAACTGTACCGGAAGGAGGAATAAAATCTGCAATTGACGGTGAAATTCCTAAAGTCCAATTTTGGGAAATGTTCAAAGCCTTGAACGACAAGTGGATAGCGGGTAATACATATAGTGAGGATACATTGTTACAAGACTTTTTATTCCTTGATAGAGGTTCGAGAAACATTGGTGACAAGATTTTAGTTGATCCTTTTGTTTTAAAGGACAAATTAAGATATCTAAATTCAAGTGCAAGTGTGTTTACTTTAATCTCGGGTATTCTTGTTGAAAACCATTTCAGTGTGATGCCTCTTCCAGCATACGTTAACTTTTATAATGTTCAAACACCTGATGGTACATCCACACCAAAAACAGAAGCAAGTGTAGATTTTGCCAATAGTATATGGGGAACGTTTCTGAGTGTTGATTATAGAAAATCATCACCGAAAATGGTTTGTTTCTATTCAGAAAAACCTTCAGCGTATGCTGACGGAGCGGGTAATAAAGATTATAGATATAAAAACGATGGATTTTCGTGTAAAAGTGTAACTGATAATCCAACGTTAGAAGATCAAACTAATAAAACCGATTGGGCTTTATCAAATAGATGTGTTGGATTTAATGTTGACATGGGAGTAAGAAATCAAGGAGTATTTTACAATTTTAGTATATCACAAGATTTGGGCAAAGCAACAAGTGAGAGTTTAGTTGCGACAAATCAATTGGGTAACCAAGCCTCAGGAAGAAAAGTTACATCTCAGAATGTTTCTTTATTAAACATTTATAACGAAAGAAGTTATCAAGCAAACGTGGTTGCCCTCGGAAATGCGTTAATTCAACCTATGATGTATTTTTGTTTGAATCATGTTCCAATGTTTAATGGGGCTTATCTGATAACGGAAGTTAATCATACAATATCACCGGGAGTTTTCCAAACATCATTTACTGGAACAAGACAAAGAATTTTCGCGGCACCTAAGATCAATAATTATTTAATTAGTCTCAATCAAAATCTATTACAAAAGTTAGAGGAGAAATTGAAAGTTGCTCAGACGGCACCAACAACTGCTGCGACAACTGAAACAAGTAAAAAATCAAATGCTGCTCCAAATTCTTGTGTTGGTAGTTTGAATAAAAAATATGAAAAAGGATTCGAGGCGATAAATTCAACATCAACTAAGACAACAACTTTAGATTTATTTAGTAACATTTATAAAAACAGACCAGCAAGTAGATCCGATAGACAACAAAAAACATTAACGTTTGCGGCTTTTGCTTTCGCATATGTAATGTCCTATGAAAATAGTGCGATTCAAGGGTACAATAATAACTATGGCAATGTTGACTTGGGTGAAGATTGGGGGGGAGCTGGTACTAATAATTTCTTAAAGACTTATTGTTGTGTTAACATTGGTACTGATAGAGGATCAAAACCAAAACCATTTGCAAATTTTGCGTCGATAGACAACTTCAGTAAACTTATGTTAGCTAGATTAGATGTAAACTTTGATCAGATTAAAGAGTTTTATCCTGGTACGATATTACCAACGGCGGATGCGTTGTATAATTATTTTAAGGCGGCTTGGCCTAAAAATAAAAAAGAAAAAGAACAATCTGATTTTGAAAAAAATCAAGGTAAAGAAGTTAGAGCAAAATTCGACAAAGCTGTTTTAGAAATTAGAGCGTTAGCTCCTCAGTTGAATATTGACCTTGCAGTTAGCACTCCTTCTCCGTCATCCTCTCAAAACGTGCCAAATGTTACACCAACACCTACACCTTCTCCTGCAGCCGTAAACCAAGTTCAAACACCTAATGCGGATGATAGAACAATATTAAGTAATGCTGGAAAGGCAACAGAATCATTAACATCAGTAGGGTATTCATTAATTGCATCTACGTCGTCGAATGGATTGTTAACTATTACAGGAAATATCGGTTCATCACCATTATCAAGATCTTACAAACTGAAAGTATATTTAATTTCTTTTGAAGGAACACAATCCGAAACTGTAATAGGAGAAACTCAATTAATACCAAAATCTCTTGGACAAAATAATGGATACACATTTACAACATCCAAATCTTTCAGAAGGGAATGTGATATAGCGGCTGATCAAACAAATAGCTCAATAGGATTTAAAGTTCAAGTAATTGAATATCCTGAATACCAATACGCAAATACATTTAGAGTAATGAAATATGATTGTCCAACAAGAAATCTATTACCTGGAGATGTGGTGAACAGGGCGGTTTATGAACAGATAAATGCTAATCCATGTGCAATTTGTTATCCTAACGGAGGACCTGGTATTATAATTAATGGAAAAGAGTGTTTACCAAATACAAAACAACCAAGACAGAACATTTTTAATACTACTACTGATAAGGATTCAACAGGAAGAATAATAAAAGTTACATTTACTATTAAACCTGATGCGGGTATTTGGAAAATATTCACGGGTAAATATGATTCTAAATGTGTTGGAACAACCGCTTTTAATACTACTTCAGGTGAGATATCTCAAAACCAACAAAGTGTTTCATTTGATATTGTTGATATAATTGATGGGTGTGATCCTGGTTCATATAGAGTAAAAGTAGAATGTACGGCTCAACCATATCTTGCTAATGGTCAACTAGATAACACAAAGATCCAAGATTACGCTTCTTATGTGGTGGAAGGGATAATTTGATAATAACAATATATTTATAAATAAAAATAACATGGATATTAAAACAGCCTTAAACAATTACCTTGGAAAATCTAGTAGATATTCTGAGTTAGATAACGGTGACGGATCAAAAGAGGTTTGTGACTTAGATACAGGTGACTGTTATACAGTACGTATGAAAGACGGTCTTATTGAAAGAGTAGAAAATACTATGACAATAAATAAAAAAGTTAAAGTTGAAACTCGTCAAGGATTTAAACAATTATTAAATGGATAACAAAATGAATTTAGATAAAAAAATAATTGCAGAGATTGCAAAGTTCAATAAAGTGAACAAATATATTATGGAACAAGATGCTGCTGCTTTACCGGCGCCTGTTGAAGATCCTGCAGCTTTACCTGATGCACCTGCACCACCTGAAGACCCTGCGGCAACACCGGCTACGGATGCTCCCGCAGAAAAAATAGATGTTGCAACAGATCCTGATGTTGAGAAAATCGACGATAAAGGAGATAGTGAAGAAGGAGATGGAACGGAAGAACTTGATATTACAGACTTAGTTAAGTCACAAAGTAATATTGAAACTAAACAAGATGATTATTTTGAAAATCTTTTTGGACAACTTTCTAATTTAGAATCTAAGTTATCTGAAATGGATAGTATTATGTCTAGATTAAATTCGATAGAATCTAAAATTGAAAAATATAGAACTAAAAGTCCTGAAGAAAGGTTAGAACTGAGAAGTTATGATTCTTACCCATTCAACCAAAAACTTTCAGACTTCTTTGAAGATAAAGAAAAAGAAATGGAATTAACAGGTAAAAAAGAATATATTTTAACACCCGACGAAGTAACTGATATTAATGCTAGTGAAATTAAAGGAACATTCCAACCTTCAAAAACTGATGATAATCAAAACTACGGTAGTAGATAATTAAGAAAAAAATAATTTAATTTAAGGGATTACAATAGTAGTCCCTTTTTTTATTTGACAGATGAACAATGTTTGATTATATTTATTGTATAATAATTTATAAAACTTAAATCAAAAAACATGAGTTCATTAGACGCCGTATTGGCACAGTATGAAAAATCGAAGCAAGCTTCAGGGGGTTCCCAATCTAAAATGTCTCAAGATGAAAGAATGAAGAAATACTTCGCTCTTATCTTAGAAGACAAAGAAAAAACAGGATCAAGAAAGATCAGAATTTTACCAACACCAGATGGTTCATCACCATTTAAAGAGGCGTGGTACCACGAAATTCAAGTTGGTGGAAAATGGCAAAAATTCTACGATCCAGGAAAAAATGACAACGAACGTTCACCTTTAAATGAGGTTTATGAAGAGTTGATTTCTACAGGAAAAGATTCAGATAAAGAATTAGCAAAACAATACAGATCACGTAAATTCTATATTGTTAAATTAATTGATAGAGACCGTGAAGAAGATGGTCCAAAGTTTTGGAGATTCAAACACAATTACAAGAATGAAGGTATTTTAGATAAAATCATTCCTATTTGGAGAAACAAGGGTGATATTACCGATCCTGAAAAAGGTCGTGATTTGATCATTGAGTTATCAAAGTCTAAAACAGGTAACGGTAAGGATTATACAACAGTACAAACTATTATGTATGACGATCCAACACCTGTCCACGATGAAGCAGATCAAGCTAAGGCTTGGGTTAATGATGAGTTAACTTGGTTAGATGTTTATTCTAAGAAACCTGTTGAGTATCTTGAAGCAATTGCAAGAGGTGAGGTTCCACGTTGGGATAGCGATAAAGGTGGTTACGTTTATGGTAACGACGAAGAATCTACTACATCAATCGGAGGATCAAAAGAACTTTTTGTTGACACACAGGCTGACCAAGAACCAGATGGTGATTTACCATTTTAATTTATAACGGGTGGGAATAAACTCCCACCCTTAATTTTTTATATGACATTTAAAGAAGAAATCGAATTACAACTAAGAGACAATAGAATATTGTCTTATGAGTTATTGAGTGAATTAGAAAATAAGAATTACTTTTCAGGTAGAGGTAAACAAATTGGTGATACAATTTTATTCGGAATGTTGAAAGGTGAGACTGAGGACGGAGAAACAAATTTTAGTTTAGTAACATTCCACAAAGAAGAGATTGGTGTGCTATATGAAGGAGATGATTCATTCTACACTACAACAAAAGAAAGTAGATTACCAAACATTAAAAAAATAGAAAATGGCGGGAATTAAGAAAAAAGAAAGTGGAGGATTTAAAGATAAGTTCTCAACAAAAACAAAATATAAAGATACCAACTACTACTTTTGTGGTGAGGCTTTCTTAAGTGCTAGTGGATTACCAGGCCCTGTTATGGGAGGTATCAATATGTTCTTGGGACATAGTAATAGTTCCAAAACAACTGCCATGATATTGGCTGCGGCTGATGCTCAAAAGAAAGGACACTTACCTGTCTTTATCATTACTGAAAAGAAATGGAGTTGGGAACATGCTGTTGAATTAGGTTTAGATGCCAAGAAGAACTCTGACGGTGAGTGGGATGGTGACTTCATCTTCAATGATGGATTTGATTATATTGAACAAGTTACCGACTTCATCAACGAAGTATTGGACGCTCAAGAGAAAGGTGAGATTCAACAATCAATCTTATTCCTTTGGGATTCAGTAGGTTCAATTCCTTGTAAGATGACTTTTGATGGTAAGGGTGGTAAACAACATAACGCAGCAACACTTGCCGACAAGATTGGTATGGGAGTTCACTCAAGAATTTCTAAATCAAAGAAAGAAGATTATGCTTACTACAATACTTTGGTGGTTGTAAATCAACCATGGGTAGCTCTTCCTGACAATCCATTTGGACAACCGACGATTAAGGCAAAAGGTGGTGAGGCTCTATGGTTAGCATCTTCTTTAGTATTCTTGTTCGGTAACCAAGCAAGTGCTGGTATTAACCACATCACAGCAACTAAGAATAGTAGAACTGTAAGATATGCAATCAGAACTAAGATTTCGATATTGAAGAACCACGTAAATGGTTTAGGGTATAATGATGGTAAATTAATTGCAGTACCTCAAGGATATATTGAAGATACTAAAGAAGCTTTGGAGGCCTATAAGAAAGAGTATTCCCAATATTGGAATGGTATCTTATCAGGGACTGGTGAGATTACTTTGGAAGAAACAACAGATGATATCAGCGAGTAAAATATTTGTTAACATTTAAATAAACTATGTGTCTAAAACTTTATTGGTAGATGGTGATAACCTTTTTAAGATTGGCTTTCACGGCGTTAAAGAACTTTATAATGATGGGTCTCACATTGGGGGCGTTTATCATTTTATTAATACTATTCGCCGATTCTTGGATGAAGGACAATTAGATAAAGTAGTTGTTTTTTGGGATGGAAATTCAAATTCATCTGTCAGAAAAGAAATTTATCCGCAATATAAAGCGAACAGAAGACAAGATATGAATGATGATAAGTACATCTCATATCTACAACAAAAATCTCGAGTTAAGGATTACCTTGAAGAAGTTTTTGTGAGACAAGTTGAAATGAATAATAATGAGGCTGATGACTTAATTGCATACTATTGCAAGTTAGCAACAAACGAGGAAATTACTATATTCTCAGCTGACAAAGATCTAACCCAATTAATATCCCCCAATGTATCGATATATTCACCGATACATAAATCAATCTATAAGTTTGGGGATAAGATTAAATTTAAAGATATTGAAGTCCCGCACCAAAATGTGCTTCTCTGTAAAGTATTCATGGGAGATAAGTCAGATAATATTGATGGAATACAATCACTTGGTGAAAAAACATTTGTAAAATTCTTTCCTATTGTGCAGGAAAAATCCTGCACTATCGAGGAAATAATGGATAATGCCCGAAATATCCCGCAAGAAAAACCTATAAAAGTATTAACAAATATTTTGACTGGTAAAACAAAAAGCGGTATACTTGGAGAACAATACTACCAAATAAACCAAACGATAGTAGACCTTAGTAAACCACTCATAACTGATGAAGGAAAAGAGTTGGTTGAAACTATCTACCGTGAAACTTTGGATCCCACAGACCGAGGTTATAAGAACTTAATGAAGTACATGATGGAGGATGGGTTATTCAAGTACTTACCTAAGAATGATGAAGCTTGGGTAAATTTTTTGAAACCGTTTATGAAACTTACAAGAAAAGAAAAAAGAAAAATTAAAAACTAAACCAAATGAGAGATCAAGATCAAGTAAAGATGGAATTTTTGTTAACACTCAATGAAAACATTGTTGTTCAAAGATTCTTCAACGTCAGAGGATATAATCCTAAGGCGAGAGTATCTACGGATTTGTATGAGTACATGTATACTGTAAAAGAGGTACTCCACAATTATCTAAGGATGAAAACTGTTGTTTACATGTTGGACAACAAAGATGCAATTGCGTATGATGCAAATGTAATGAACACGTCATTTACTGACGGACCTGAGAATTTTCACCTTTATGTGAAGATTGGAGATGAGACAATTTGTCATAGAATTTTTGACGGAAAATTATATCCACCAAAAGTTCGTTATACAGTGGACGTAAGACCATATTTGAAAGATATCCTTTCAAATCTAACTGACATTTTTTCAAAATACGATTTAAATCA